TAAGAAGTTCACCAACAAAAGCATCATACATTACTTCTTTGTTTGCATTACCCTTACCTGTTGCGAATTTCTTAATAACAGTAGGGGGATAACTCTTAAATGAAATTTTATTCTTCCACATTTTATTTTTTAATAGTCCAGTATTCTCTGCTATTGAACGAACACCAGCTTGTGCAGCAGTAGCAAAAGCATATCCCTCAAGATATACTTCATCACAACCTTGAACGATACGATATGCCCAAGAAGCGAGTTTTTCATGTCTCTCTTCTTCGCAATTCCATTCAGGATAGCGTTCAGCTATTATGTTACTTACCCCACACCTGGCGGAAAGTTGTTGTTGTTTTTCGTTATTAGATAGATAATATAACATACACCTATCAAAATCAAAATGTCCATGATCATTTTCTTCCTTATATACACATATTGCAGGTGAAGTTAATGAATAATCAATTCCAGCTATCTTCTTCTGTTTCATTGGTTTCTCCTGTTTCACTTTCTACCTCAAGGTAGTGTCCACAAAAGGGACACATTTCTAACCCGTCTGTATTTTTTGATATAATTTCATATTCTTTATCACATCCATCACATAATATAGATATCGTAGCATCTCCATCTTCCCAGACTATATTTACTGGCATATTTCCATCTCCTGCCTTTAGTTTTTCTTTTTGTTTGGAACCGGTATTCCTTGTGCCCGCTCTCCATACAATAACTTGATTGGAACAGGAAATATTTTTAGAGTAATATTATCGACCTGTATAAATCGTTTATCTCTAAGAATATTAAGACTGATTATATCACCGATTTTATATTTGACCAGCTCATCAGCAAATTCAACATCATTGTTGATTGCAATATCATTAATACCTATTATGGTATCCCATGCTCTCAATCCTTTAGGTATTGGATTGATTGGTTTATTTTTGTCACTTATCATCAAACCGAATGTATTAGGGATTGATGTATTTATACTAGGATTATCCTTCAATATTTTTGTTCTATGCTTATCTTTTCCAAACAAAGGGATAATCATAACCCCTAATGCCGGGCGATTTACTTTCCCTGTTGCTACCATCTCAGCAAGTGAGTGTTTTGCAACATCGGCTCTAATCGCTATTCCAAGTCCTGCATTTTGATTTGTTCTAGATACAAGTAATGAAGCAATTCCTACAATTTCACCCTTTTCATTAATTACGGGTCCGCCGGAATTTCCTTTATTAATTGCAGCATCTATTTGAATCGACTTAATGTAAGGATGTCTTGCATATCGTTCAGTACTAGAAATAATACCTTTTGATAAGCTCCATGCCATGCCCATTGGATGACCTAAGGCAAAGACTTCTGCTCCTGGATATATACTCTCATCATCAGCAAACTTTAAGTATGGAACTTTTCTTGTTAGTCCGATTACTTCAAGTAATGCTAAGTCTGCTAAAGGATCTTCACCAATTACTTTTACTGTATATTCATGCCAATCATCTTCATCCCAGTAATACATATTCATTGTTTTCTGTTCATACACACAATGATAATTAGTCAATATATGACCTTGTTCATTGATGACTGCTCCAGAACACAATCCATTACGGGCGTCAGCGGGTGGATCTTCTAATTTGTTTATCGATAGCAATACTACCGATTTTCTTACTTCTTCGACAACTTCTTTAGTGATGGCTTGTACCGAAACACTAAAGAAGATTAATATAGAAAAGCATAACAAAATTACTCGCATTAACTTTTCCATTTATTTCCTTGATTTAAAAATTTAACTGTGGAGCCTCTTCTATCGGTTCATTTGGTTGCTCTGGTATTGAGTCTGATGTCCCAGAACCATTGTCTGACTCCTTTTGTTTTCGCGTGCTTGTTTCATTATCTGTTGGTAAATCTGTTTTAAAAAAAAGTGGTAAAGTTTGCCACTCTCTAACGCATTCCATTGCTTTAGTCATAAAAAGATTTCCTGACCATTGTGGGTCCATAATCTTTTTAAAGTATTCTTCTAATGTATGTTCTTTTCTAACTTTATCCACTACACAAAAACAATGTACTACCATTTGTCTTTGTGCCATAATATTTGGTCTGATGCCAAGAAGAGAAGGATTGGTCATAACTATCCATCTTATCGTTCCTTGATAACATGCATTTGTTGTGTCCCACAATAATTGTGTTGACCACTTACCCTCACCTAATATCTTCGGGTATCCTCCTGCGGTGCGACTCTGGTCTACAATCGTCTTATTATCTTCGGCCCTTACTCCCTTGACAAAAAATACCATAAGAAATACCATAAGTCCGAAAATAAGACCTACTATACATACTTTCTTAAAAAAATTCTTTGTCTCAGTTTTCATATCGCTATAAATGCCAATAAAATAATTATTATAAACAATTCTACGACCAACAAGGTATGATACCACACCCATCTAGTCTCGTATAAATCTTCATCTTTTTCTGATTTGTCTTGACCAAGGACATTGTAAATTCTGTCTTTTACACCATCGAACCACATACCAAATTTATCTTTAAGACCTATTGACATGGCTACTCCAGCTAAATGTCTTGATTGTTGATATTCATTCTCTATGGTGCAACTTGCGGAGAAATATCAACAACTTCACAACCTTTCTCTGAAGTACACGCAAACTCTTGACTAGAACTAGTATAATCTTGAGTTTCAAATTCCGCCAAAGTGCCCCAATTGACTTTCTTTGGCATTTTACTTAATAGTTCATCGTACTCTTTTTCAGTACAATCTTGGTACGGTGCTTGTCTATAAGTATGATCACTAAATGGTAGAAAACTAATACCACTTATTTCATCAAAATTTTCATAGACCCATGCAGCCGTATTGACCCATTCATCTTCCTTGACGGATACTGTTACACTTGGTTTATGTTCACACCATTCTTTTGCATAAGTATGCCATAGTGATAACTGTTTCCATGCAGTCATATCATTTCGACATGTGGCACCCTTTGGACTCTTCGCCGGAAATGAAAAGACAGTTGTGTGTTCAGGTTTTGTAATATCCGGCTCATTCGGAAAACCTTCAGCCTTCATCATTTTACAAAGGGGGTCTTTATTATCCGCTCTTACAGTTCTAATATAAAAGGGGTTATGGCGGGCATGAATACCAGAAGAAGAATCAACCAACTGTGAAACAGTACCAGACGGCTTAACACACGTAATGGATACACTACGGTTAATCCCTAATTTGTCTGCGTACTCCTCGTTTGTTTTAACTGCTACTTCTCGTAATTCAGTCAGTACTTTTTCTATGTTGCCTTTTGTACCATTGGTCAGGGCACAATCCATGATTCCGGTGAGACTAACTCCCAGTAATCGCTCTTCTTCACAATTTTTACTCCATTCTCTTGAGAGATATTTGAAGTTTGTGAGAGTGGATTGGAAAGTTCCAAGGATAGTCGCAATCCTAACCTTGTCTTTGATAGACTGCAAAGTGTCGTTGCTTCTGAGGACGACCTCGGACAGGTTGCAGAATTCTCTGGATCGTAGAATGATTTCGCTGCAAGGATTTGTACCGAAATCATCTCTAGCCACTCTTCGTTGAATGTATGTGCCATTTTTATCCCTATTTCTAGTATTTAGTTGATTTACATGATATTTACTTGCTAAACCGTTGTAAATACCACGTTCTCCAGACTTTGAATCATATAAAGATAACCATTCTCGCATGAAAGTTCCGACATCTGGTTTTTCTTTATAATTAACTGAGTTGTTGGCGAGCGCACGTTGTACGTTATCTTTATACCACTCACCGTGTTTAGCAAATCTCATCTCTCTATCATTAAGATTAGAAAGACTAATGAGAGCGGATCTACGAACACCGCCTACAACGACTATCTCTGCCGTCTTACATACAATATCATGGCATTCAATTGGTTTAAGTTTTCTTCCTATTGAAGCCTTAAAAGTATCTACTGTAAAATTAAACAAATCTACTAAAGGATCAGGCCCCGAAGCTCTACCTCCGAAAGTTTTTAGTGGCGCTCCTGCCTCTCTAACTTTACTCACATCCCACTTCGGTATATGTCCACCGTAAAGTAATCCTACAAGTTCTTTAAATGCTCTAGCCCATCCCAATTTAGAATCTGCAACAACAATAGTTGTATCTGTTTCATATAGTTCATCTGGAATTATTGGAAGTTTATTTGTATATTCTTCTTCTACCGAAAACCCAACACCCGTACCATTCATTAATATGTAAAGAATTTCATCAAATGATCTAAGTTGATCTACTTTCACGTAGGCACAATTATATCCAGAAACGTTCTCTTTTTCTAATGCTGGTCCCGCCGTCATTAAACATCTCATAGACGGCATTACCCTTAGTTCTCTAACTGCAGTTTCTAATTCAACTCTTGCCCCATTATCTAAACTAAATTCACACGTTTCGTTTAAATGTTTCGTGAAAAAATCAAAGTATCGTTCAACTGTTTCGTGCCATGTTTCTCTTCGCTCTTTTTCATAATCCCATCTTGCATATCTTGATAAATGAATAAACTGTTGGTATTCGGTAGGTAGCATGATTTCCTTCTATTTTAATTTTTCTAAAAATTCTGTTTCTTCTCGTCCTGTTAATCGGTCAGTCGCGACAATATTATTGAGATTGTCTTTTATAATTGCCATTTCTTTTGCAGAAAAGGTCTTAGCATTCAATACATAATCTGTAAATGCTTCACAACATATAGGAAAATGTGGTTCAACTAATTTCCACATTGCATTAGCATAGTCTTGTATTTCTTGTTGTGCATGACTGTCACCCCTTAATTGATAAAACTTGA